CCGCCAGTGTTCGGAGCCTCTGCCGTATAGCTAATTGTTCCATCAAGAACGCCGCCAACTGACCATTCGCGAATGTTTGTAAAATTGATCCTATCAAGAGATTCTTGAAGCTGAATGATAGTTCCAGCTGGTGCGCTGCCAACTGCCCAGCTTGTTCGCGCAACGTAGGAGCCTTGAATAAAAATGGCCGCCGTTGTCGTCGTATCTGGAGCCGTTGCGATTGCTTCAGTGGTAATTCTCCCGCTTGAACCTGGAGATAATAGCCAAGTGCTTCCAACTTCATTGGCGTCAAATACGGCAGAGCTAGAAATGAGCCTGTAATCCGTAATCGTAATCAGCACCCATTGAGCACCAGTTCCCGGCCTATTAGCCGTAGATGAAGTGTGCGCTGTGATACAAAAGTAGTTACTGCCAAAATATTCAGTGATGTCACCAGCTACATAACCTTGGCCAACATTCCATGACTGCTTGTAAGTAGCCTTATCCCATTTTGCAAGGGTAAACGAAACGTCCGAGTTTGCCGTCTTGCATCGGTAAAGGTCGTTCAGATACAAGACGAAGTTGCCCACTGAATAGCTCGTTGCCGTCACCCAATCGTTCGCATCGTATTCCAGCATCATTGTCACCGAATCACTGGGAGGATCAAGAGCAGGGGCAAATTGAAACGGCACGTCAGTAAATGACCAAGTGCCATCACTGGCGCGTGTAATGATTTTAGGATGTTTAGTAGCAACCGTCAGATACATCACGTCATTAAGCTGGATGTGATGAATGGCGCGGATTTCTGCCTCTGTGTAATCCGTCGTTAGCGTTGCAACTAGTGTGAATGTTCCAGCATCATAAGACCATACCTTTATGGCGTTTGTTTTAAATCCAAGAACAAAGTTAACATTTGATGATCGACGAAAGGCAATAAGTCGGAAACAATTAGTCACGTCAGAATCTTACAATCCAAACTTAGTCCCAGGACGCTTAAATGCTCCACCATAAGGACGCACAATAAAGTTTTCCAAGACTCTGCACCCAGTAGCGTATTTCTCCGAGTCCGTGCGCCCGTCCATGATTGGCGACATCTCGCCACCATTGAACACTGATTTGATCGTTTGGAATTGAGCCATGAGATTATTCAGTTATGCCGCCAGTCCAGTAACCGCCCATTCGAGCCGAGATGACTTGTGAATCATTAAAGGGTGGAATGCGCCGCGCTTTGCCTTCGTTTGAATCGCGAGCCTTAACAGGTGGCGCTACTGCCTTTTCGTAAAACTGCCGCATTTGTTGAGCCTGCCCTGATGCGCCTTGCGTGTCCTGCGCGATGCAAGAGGCAAGCAGGAATGAGAATGCCGTTACAAAATCAGCCGGGTAATCGGTCACGTCTGTGATTCGCTGAATGTATTTAAGGTTGATCGTCTCCTCATCGGTAAGGATCAGCCCTTTCTCAACGGTAAAATCAGCACCAGCATCTTCCATCTGCCCGCCGCCTGCATTAAGCGAAATCACGCGCAAACAATCCGTTGGTGGCGTGTGCTGAAAGTCCCAGTCAAACTGTGGAATACCGACGACGCTGCCCGTGTCATTTGTGTAAGTGCCAGCAAACACTGATTCGTCGAGCGTAAAGTTATTGTTGTCGATGCGAGTCACATACCATTGGCCATTGGCTACAGTGACGCCTACGACGTCTTTAACATAAACGCGATCACCAGTAACGTAACCGTGAGCCGTGAGTGTAATCTTAACCAGCCCGCCTTGATTGGTAACTGCCGAGCCCGTTAGCGTTTGATAGGTGACAGTCTGCCGCTTTCTAGCTGTGGCAAAGTTCCACGGATGCGCCCGCAATGCCTCATCAAGCGCCGTATAAACTGGCGTTCCTGCATCTGGATTATACCACTTCCGCAAGCTTGCCGCTTGTTGAGTCGTGTCAGTGGAAAGCGCAGTCAGCGCCCTTCCACCAAGATGGGCAATTGCAAGGTTTGCGATCTCTGTAGCAGTGGCGGCCATAATGGTAATGATTCAAGAAAAAGGGAGGCCCCTTAATACACAAGGAGCCTCCCGAGGTCAACCAACGGGAAGGTTAATTCCAGTCCACGTATTCGATCTCAAAGTAGAGAACGACTGAAGCCGTGACCGTATTAGCGGAGGCAATGGTCACGATGACGGCGCTATTGTCAGTGGTGACAGTAGGAGCCAAGTCAGCGGCGGTGCCAGCAACGGCAGAACCAAAGCTAATAGTGCCACCGCTCGAGAGAACGATGCCATCAGCGTAAAGGTCTGCATTGGAGCTTGTGCCGATGTCAAGCGTGAGCGTGGTGCCAGGATCAACGCATGAAACCGCTGAACCTGCCCGAGAAAACGAAGCGCCTTTAGGAAGGTAGCAGAGATTAAACGTGTCGTTCGCAGCTTCACTTCCGGTGGTGGTATAGGAAGCGCGGAGCTTCTTAACCGTGCCGCCAGTAGCGCCAGTGCGGTTTGGACGTTCGGAGCCGTCAAGGAGGGCGGCAGCTTGTGCCGTGAAGAGTGAGGAGTCAGTAAGAGCAGCCATAAGAGTATTTTTTGAGGGTAAAGGTTTAAGAAAGGGGCGGTTTTTACACCGCCCCAATCAGTTCAGGTTATGGAGTTTCGTCGCTGTAAAGACGCACAACCTTTTCGTTTTCAGTGCGAACGGCACCGAGCATCATGGTTGAGCGAATCTGAAGAGCGTGACGACGCTGTGGCAGGATGTCCATGCGAGTCTGACGGTCGCTCATGGCGAACTTGATGGCAGACTTGTGGAAGGCGAAGCAGCTACGGATGTCAGCAACACCGGAAACGGTGCCAACTGGCAGGCGCTGAGACTTCAGGAATTTGAATCCGAGGAAGGTGTCAACATTGCCATCAACCAGAGCTTTGACCGTGTTGAAGTCAGCGCTTGTCAGGTTGGTGTCGCGGAGGAGATCTTGCTCTTGCTGCGCGCCGATGACGATGTAACGCTCGGAATCAGGCACTTCGCTCACGTCCATGAGATACTTGGCGCGGCGCAGTTTTGCGAGCGTCATACCAATGGAAGTTGGAGAGCCAGTCTCAGCGTAGTTGGCAGCGATGGATTGACCGCCTGGGAAGCTGTCAGTCGTGGTGCCGTCTTCGCCGATGTAGCGGGTAGCATCAAAGGCGCTGATGATCACGTCATCGGTGGCGCGGTTGAAGGCCATCGCGTGGCTTTGAACTTCGTCAGAAGTTGGCAGAACGATGGTGCCAAGGAAATGCTTGTCCCATTCGTCAAAGGTCGTAACCTTTTCCTTCGGACGTTGGGTGAGCCAATACTTGGAGCCGTCGAACTCGCCGTCTGGAGTGTCGCCCTTACGGGTAAGGATGTCTTGTGCCTCGCTGTCATTCAGGAGGTTGAACCATTTCTTTTTGCCGGTGAAATCGGCGCGAGTAATGGAACCAAGCAAACGGGAATCCATCTGCTGTAGAACTTGGTCGAACGATGTCTGAAACATCGTTGGGTAGAAGGTATCAATAGTAGCCATATTGGCAGGGAATTAGAGAGGTGAAGTTGAGCCGCCCTTGTGAGCGACTGAGGAAGTATCGTGTCTTCCCGGTTCTTCGGTTCTCCGCTGTTTGCGGGCCTATGTCCGGCATACAGCTTATCCTTGCGGGGCCGTTGTTACCCTAGATTCTCACATCTGAGAAAAGATGCAAGCACAAAAAAGCGGCACCTTTTTACGGGTGCCGCCATTTTAGCGTCTATAAACCAAAGCCTGTTAAATGGTTTATAGGTTACTTTTGCGATGCGTTGAAAAGCCCTTGGAGCTTTGCCAATGCTGCCTGTTGAGCCTCTGGCCCGTTCTTGCCAGTGAAATCGTCACCTTTTTGGATGCGATCCATTTGTTCTTTGTAAGTGGCCTGACTGTCAGAACTAACCAGTCCCTTGTCGTCGCTGATCATCTCATCAAAGCGCAAGGCTGCACGAATGAAATGCGGATTGTTACCCAGTCCGCTAGCTTCAAGATCGACGCCCATCGCAATCGCTCCACGGTTTGCACGCTGCCAGTTGTTTTTGGCGTCGTCTTTCCATTCGGCATTGAGTTCAGCAACCATTGCCTCGACTTGCTCTTTTTGAGCCGATTCAGACTTTGCCACAATGCTGCTTATATTCTCATTATTGAGATTAATCAACTCGTGCAAAGCTTCCGGTGGCACGCCGTATTTGTGAGCAATGCCCGCAGCTTTTCCGGCTAGTTCAGCATTCCATTCGACGCCCGCAGGGAGATTGTCAGGTGCCTTGATGCCATAGTCTTCCGGCTTCTCTGGCGCTCCGGTGAACTTGCGAAGATCGGCATAATACTTGGCCTGATCCTCTGGCGATGCGTCGGCCCCAGGTTTCTTTGGAGCTTGCGATTTAGCGCCGAAAGCCTTTTCAAGCTGAAGATAAGAAGCGCCGAGTTGGTCAACTTTTGGCTCGCCCTTCTGCGCATCCCAAAACTTTTCAGGAATGTAATCAGGCCGCGTTACCGTAGATGGCGCGGTTTCGATTGGCGTTGTCGTCGTTTCAGTTGTGGTCGCTGCTTGCGTTTGCAATGCGTTGTCCGCTGGTGGTGGTGTAGTTTCGGTTTCCATAGGAAGGATTAGATGCCGTTAGCTTTGCAGAATTGAGAATAAGCGTCGTTGCCGTAATGATTAACAAAGCATCGCGCAAAGTATGGCGTGCCTGGCGCTCCCCACTCAAAGCCGATGGCAAAAGTAATGCCTGCCGCTAGATCATCACAACTAGCGGCAGGCTCCGTCACCGGCGGATTACCGACAACCTCCGGCGCGGAAATTGGTTCAGTTGTAAAAGATTCCTTTACAGCTGGCGCTTCGACGACTTCAAAAGTAAGGCCCTCAATGCCTGCGACTTGGCGAATTTGCCCAATGATGCGCGGCGCTGGTTTGGCGTTCACCCATGCGATATTGCCGATGATATTGCCAATGATTTCGCCGTCGCGGTCGATTTGATTGTCTGGTGTGATCGTGATCATGTTTCTTGTTCTTGAGGTTTTTCGGTTTCTGGAATGCCTTTCAGGTGCATCGTGAATAGCCATCGAAGCGGCTCTTTCTGCCCTTCTCGGAATGCTGCTTTGACCACATCGCCGCCTTGCTCGAAGGCAGGATTTAAGATGCCGCCCACGTCTGCGTTGAGTGAGCGGAAGACTAGCTGGAAGTCCGGCTTGTCAAAAAGTCGAAGCGCGGCCTTTAACACGTCCTTTTTTTCGTCGGCAGTAAGCGGCGTTAGTAACTCAGGTGATGATGGTGTCATGTGTGATAATTACGCCCCGACTAATTCCTTCACTTTGTCGATGCCGCCGGCGCTATTTACGGCATTGCCCATTTCCTTAGCCATCATGGCCGCTTGGTGCATTTGCTGTGCCTGTGCGCGTTGTTGTTGGATCGCTTGGACATCTTCACGCTTGCGAAGTAGGCCTTCGGGAGCACCCACAAGCCTCGATTTCTCGCGGATGTAGAAAGCCGTGTCGATATTGTCCATGACCGTAGGATCAATGGCAGCAATCGAAGCGGCCGTTTGCATGACCTCATCGGCTCCGCGTGCGTTCCAGCTATCAATCGCCATTGCAAGGCGTGACGTGAGCGCAATCTCTGGGTCGGCGACTTGCACAAATCCACGTCCGACAAGCTCATAGGCTTCTTGTGGAGGTGGTGGAAGCAAGCCATTCTCAGCGCAAAGTTCAAAGGCACGGCGTAGATGCGGCTCAATCGTTTCACGAACGTCACGATGGTAAATCGGCCCCACGGTGTCCAGCTTTTCACCCGCACGTTGTGCCACTTCATAAGCAGTCATCTCGCGGTCAATGCTGGCAAACATCTGGAACATATCGAGCGAGCAGAGGCGCTTAATCATGTCCTGACGCATCCGAACACGCTCCAAAGCAACGCTCCATTCGCCTGTGACCGGCACAGGATAAACGCTCTCAGGCCCCATGCCGGAAGGGTAATAATTCAGCGCCCGTGCTGCCGTTTTGAGACTGCCCTCGAAGGTGTCAGGAACAAGCATCGGCGGGAAGACTTGCTTTTCTGCGAACACGTCCATCATCTGCTGAATGAAATTGAGCTGCCTAGCTTCTGGCAAAATGGCAAACCCTGGGCCGTAGCCCCATCCGGTAGAGCCGATCATTGCATCGTATGACAAATAACGGCCAACGGTGAAAGGGAATCCATCGTAACCGCCCTCTTGAACCATCTTTTTTGAAGACATCTCGACGTAGGCCGAGACATACTTTTTGCGCGTCTTGATGTTATATCCGTATGCGCCAACTTTGGACGGCTCGCGAGGCTCGACAATGTGAATGAATGTGAAGCTTTTCCCTTTGCTGTAATCGCCCTGAAAGCAGTCTTTGATGACTTTGGGAAGATTGTCTTCGCCGAATTGCTGACGTGCCTGTTCTGCCGTTAGTTCAAACTCGCGGATGAATCGGTAACATTTGCCGAATGGATCAAGCTCAAAGACGTAGGTGCCAATCTTGATCTTTTCAAAGCGCAATCGATTGCCCTCGCCCATCTCAGAGAAAATGGCAGTTGTGCCAAAATTCCAAAGGTCGGCCACGGATTCAAGGCGCTCTAGCTGGAAGTTGCTGCGACTGTTCACCTCTTGATTGAGAATCTGCGAGCACTCAGACAGCCAGCCTTTCACAGAGTCGTCATTCTTCAGCTTCAGATTAGGCTTTAGCGAGATCCACGGCTGAGACGCCGGAGTTGTCCATGACGTGTAAGCAGAGACGGCACGTTGCACCGAGTCAGTAGCCGTCGCGTCGTAGATTTGCGCTTCCTTGTTGCTGTCTGGCATATAGCGCTTTTCCGTAATGCCTGCCTTGCGCGGGCTTACGTAGTTGGCGATGTCCTGCCAGATTTGATCTTGAGTCGACACGCGCTGATCTTTGAGCCGCTGATAACAGCTAAGCCACTTCTTTGTTTGCTCCGTGCCTTCGTCGTTCATATTAGCGAGATGGGAATTGAGTCATAAACCCGCCGATATTAGTGGGCTTCGGCTTAGGTGCTCGCGTGTTAACCATCACGCCTTCACCGCCAGATCCAAGCGCGCCGATTGAGCCAAGCGCCGTTTTAGGGGCCAACGGATTCATTGGATTGATTGTTTTATCAAGTCCCATGCGACGATATGCGGCTGTGCTGGCCTGCTCTCCGTCAGCCGAGTCGGCACGAACTGGCGCAGGCGTAGGCGGTGGCGCTTTGGGTTTCTGTGGTTTTGGACTGCCTCCCATAATTAAGCGATTCTCTCTCACTTTTGAGAAGTCGCAAGCCTTTTTCTCAATCGTTGATATGGAATCCAATGCGGCTCTCCATTGTGCTCGCGGCAAAATCCTAGCCATTTGCGCTTGTCTTTTAGCGGGTCAATGCTGACGAAATGATCAAGATTGCCCACGGCAAGAGTCACAAAAACGGCAAGCTCTGAGTATTCACCGTAATCCCGACTCGTATCAAACGCGCAGATAAAACAGTCAGGCGAGCAAAAGACATAGCCATCCGTTAGATGCTCTTTCATCATGTCGTTAAAGTTGATCCCTAGCTCCTTGGCTAGGTCGTAGGCTTTTTGGAAAGGCGTCATTTCTTGAATCTTGGCTTAAAGTTGTGCAGCCGATAGACCTGAACGGCGCTTTCGCTGCATTTCAAAATCTTAGAGATGGCCCAGTTTGAATGCGTTTCCCAAGCTCGATCACTAATTTGTGGCAACTGCTCTTTCAGCCGAGTGCGTGTCGTCTTGTCCGGCGCTCTTGGCAATCCTAGCTTACGCCTGAATTTAGTTACTGTCTTTTCGCAGCAACCAAGCTGCTTAGCAATTACCTCGTTTGTCTGGTTCCAATCGGTTATGCTGGAAAAATCGGTTCGGTTGTAGAGCATGTGATGATGATGTGATGATGATTATGTTTGCTGCCATTCCTGGCGTCTGCGTGGCGATTCTGGACTATTGTATCCTGGAATCAAGCCTAAACGATCTGCCTCTGCCATGGTTCGCACGCCATCGGCAACGTGAGACGCCCAGGTATGCAACGGAACATTGCGAACAATGCCGCTTGATGAATCAGGCGCGGACTCGTAAGCTTTGAGTCCTTTGACGCCCATTTCACAAGCTGGGACGCGAAACTCAAACGTAGGCATTAGGCCCATGACGTAATCGACTCCCTGCCACACGTCGGGAATGACAGGCACGACGACAATGTTCTTGAATCCTGCCGCTATAGCATCGCTCTCAAACGTGACGCCGTTGCGCTGCGTTTGGCGTGCATCGTGCGGCATAAAGTGCTTTCCGTAGTTGTAGCCCTTCGCGGCCATGTGCGCGCATCGCTCCTGAATCGTCAGAGGCAAACCGATGTCGCAATCAATCCACCGGAAATGCCCAAATGCCGAGCGTTGACCATACCATACCGTTGTATTGCGTGGCCCGCCCAAGTCCCAGAACGTATGCACCGGACTGCGGCCATCAATCGGAAATTCGCCTATCCTGCCCTCTGCCGCTGCCGCCGTCATGTATCGGCCATAAATGGCGTTCTCGTTAGCGATATTGAAGTCACAGTAGAACTCCTGCCTAATCAGCGGCTCAGACATGCCGGATCGCCGCTCTTCGTCAATCTGTGCCAGCGTGATAGCTCCGGTATCCTCAACGCTCAGCACCTGGGTGAACCAAGACTCGTTCGTTTTAGCCATCTTGAGCATGTCGAAGAAGTGATTTTCTCCGCGTGGCGTGCCGTTGAACCAAGCAAAGCCGCCGTTTTCTGCCAGAATCGGGCGCGTGTAGTCCCAGGCTAACGGATTCTGATTCTGAAACTCTGAGAACACAACGCCGTAGTAGTTGCCGCCCACGACGTCCAGATTGTCAGTGCCTAGAATCTGAATCGTGCTGCCGTTAATTAGCTCAATACGCATATCCGTTTGGTTCGGAGGCTTAGCTAGCAGTTCCTTCGGTATGTGGTCGATGACGCGCATGGCGTTTGTCACGTCCACGTTGTGCCAGAGCGCCTTTCTGCCTAGCGCCGCAGTCGGAAAGTAATACGCATAATTTGCCCGCGTTTCGATTGCGCGAGTAACCAGCTTGTTAAAGCAAAGCTTATCTTTACCAGCACGCCGATGAAACACCATCAGGCAGCGTTTATGCGCATCCATCGCCCTCCACATGGGAAGCTGATAGTCACGCGGGTTAAATCGGTGAGGAAGTTCAATGGTCATTACAATAAATAGATTTACCGCTCTAAAACTCCCCCGTGGATTCACAGAGGTTGACGCTGTTTTAGACTATCCCATAAGACATAACATCTTATTCGGTCGGCCAGCGAAAGCACGGCAAAAGGGTTTCATAGTTTGCGAATCACAATTTCAGTAGCGCCCGAATGCTCAACCTTTTCAGGTGCATAATGGCCCGCACCTCTGCCAATCTCTCGAAGTGCACCAGTAGCGGCTGAAAAGTCGGCCACTTCCTCGGCAGATGCAGCAATTCTAGCCAGCCTTTCAAGCCATTTGTCTTTGCTCATATCAAACTTGCGTTCGGCTTTTTCGGCCACTTTTGCCCGCAATTCTTCAATCCTTAGGGCAATCTTAGGGCTTTTTGCCAACTTTGAGCCTTCAACCTCGGCTGTTTTTTCGGAACATTTCCCGCCACTCACACAATCTCGATAAGATTGAGATGACGGCATATTCAATGCACAATTTTGTGCAAACGCTTCATGTTTGGTATTGCTTAACGCTGCCATAAATGTATAATACTCATGTTATGCCTGCGAATCAATCATTTAAATCTGGAGACACAATCGGCAACCTTACCGTAATTGGGATTGGCCCCAAAAACCCATCTGGAAATATTAAATATCTTTGCCGCTGCAAATGCGGGACTGAAAAACATATCAATAGCGGCAGTTTGCGGCGTGGATGCACAACGAGTTGCGGTTGCCAAATATCGATTAAATGTGGCGACCGCTTTCGCACACACGGCAAAAGTAAAAGCCGCGAATTTTTTTCGTGGAGCGGAATGCATTGGCGTTGCAAAAACGATTTTCGCTATACCGAGCGGAATATTTCCGTTTGCAAGCGGTGGGATAGCTTTGAGTTATTTCTTGCTGACATGGGGCCTATGCCTGCAAACAAAAACTCCATCGACCGCATAAACAATGACGGCAATTACGAGCCCAAAAATTGCAGGTGGTCAGACCCGAAAGAGCAGGCCAATAACCGAAGGTTAGCGCGGAAAAAGTAACTTCATGCTTAAGGTTTTTTAGTGCTGGCATATTATTCTTCAGTCCAATTGTCTGATGATAATTCACGAATCAGGAAACGTCCACCGTCAAAAAGACAGCGGATTTTATCACCTGCGGCAAATCCTCGAGCGAGTTCGACAAGAATATCACGACGATCTCTAACTATTTCAGGTTCAGATGTTCCTGAAAATCTCTTTTTTTCAGGTTGGTTGAAAACATGGCAAACCTTTATCCAGGCCTCGCAATCCATCGCCAATGATCGAGATTCGCGCACTTGACCATCTTCATTTTCTTGAGCAACAACGATGCACGCGCATTTGTATCGCTTTGTTGCCTCATAAAGAGACAATGAAATGTGAGAAAGCTCACGTTCCCGCGATGCAAAATTTTGACGGGTTCTGATTTTTCCAATCAAATCAACAATGAATAATTTCACTCCAGACTCAGATTCTTGTCTCATGTCGGCGACAATATCCTCAACATACTTGCCGGAAGCGTTATCAATAATCATCATTTTACCGATGGATTTCATCAAACAATTCTGAGCATTAGCGTATGCCGATTGTTGTGCTCTGGTAGTCAATCCCTTGCGTTCAATGGTGCCATCAATCCCTTCGGCTGCGCTGGCTAGGATGCGACCAGCGTAAGTCCTTCGTCCTACTTCATTTGTGTAAATCTTGGTTTTAAATCCTTTTTGTGATGCATTAACGCCAATACATCCAGTTAAAACTGATTTTCCCGATTTAGTTGGGCCGGTTACAAGCCAAAATTCATCTTGTCCAATTCCTCCGCTTGCACGGTCTAATGATGGTATTCCTGTCGGAATCAATGGCGTTTGACCTGCTTGAATACGTTCGGTTAAAAGCGCCATGTGATCCATGTGCTCATAAAGGCATTCGGTAAGAGTGGCGGATGTGCTTTCCATGCATCTGCCCTCTAATGCGGCCAAAATGGCAGCTTGCGCGTCGTTTAACGTGCTTTGAAGGTCTTTATCCTGCTCATGGTTGCAAACTAGCTCTAAAGCGGCTGTAAATCCTGCGATTGCCTTCCTTTGTCTATACCTGGCTTGAACGTCATTTACATAATGCTCAAAATGAGATGGTGATGGAATGAATGTGAATAATTCAACTAACTCAGCAGGCCCTCCAACTCGCTCTAGCATTCGCTGATCTCGAAACCTGTTAGTAAGTGCGATAACGTCGATGGGAATATTTTCGTTCTCCATCGTCAAAAGCTCGGTGTAGATGATCCGATGCGATTCTTGATAAAACGCTGATGTTTCTATTTTAGACCTAAGTTGGAAAATCCGCGAAGGATCTTGGAGTAATGCTGATATAACTCCTTTTTCA